TGTGCAACAGGGGCGTGAAGAAACCGATTAGTCTGGCAGAGTGTGCGAAGCGTAGAGGTTTACCAGAGAAACGTGTAGACCTTACAGAACAGTACATCAAAGACAAGGTATCATACGAGGACATGCCTCCTGATGTGGTGCGAGAATATTGTATTGCTGATGTTAATACTACTACAGAGTTAGCAAAAAAACAACTAGACGATTTAGAAATGACTTGGCCCCAACAGGAGAATGTCTTTGCAGCAAGTTATTAAACTAAGTATGGAGATGCTTGACGTTCTCATTGACATGGAAAGAGCGGGGATAAAGATATCTAATGAAAAGCTTGCAAAAATTAAAGCAGACTATCAAGAGGAATATGATAAACTTTACAGTGATCTCATGGATATTGCTGAATATACTATGGGTGATACTCCTATCAATCTTGATAGCCCTGACGATAGGAGTAAGCTGCTTTATTCGCGACAGGTTATTGACAAGACTGCTTGGAAAGAGGCGTTCAACATAGGCACAGAGCAACGCGGCCACACCAAGAAACAAAAGCGTAAAACAAAAATGTCTCCTACAATGTTTAAGGAGACAGTGAAACAATTAGCCCCTGTGTGCCGCAAAACCAGAGGAGAGCAATGCCCCGACTGCAATGGTTTTGGAAAGGACAGGTACTACCTGAAATCAGGTAAGTTGGGTAAACTGGTAAAGTGTAAGACCTGTGGAGGAACAGGTATAGTCTACACTAAACTGAATGAACCGGCAGGACTAAGGGTTATACCCCGTGGTCCGCAGGATACTGCCGCCGCAGGTTTTAGAACAGATAAAGAAACCTTGTCAGAGATACGACTAGAACTTGAGGGCAAGGCAAGAGAGTTTGTGGACAAGTACACACGCTACTCAATGATAAGAACGTACTTGAATACGTTCGTGGATAGCTTGGAGAAGTACCAAGATGATAGAGGCTTTATTCATCCTAACTTTAATCAATGTGTCACCGCTACTGGAAGACTATCGTCAAGCAGACCAAACTTTCAGAATATGCCAAGAGGTACAACCTTTCCTGCGAGAGAAGCCATTGTATCTCGGTACGAGGGCGGTTACATCCTAGAGGGGGACTACTCACAGCTAGAGTTTCGTGTAGCAGGGTATCTTTCACAAGACCCTGTGATCTATGATGAGGTAAAGAGCGGCTTTGATGTTCACTCCTACACGGCTGAGATTATGGGCGTGAGTAGGCAGGATGCAAAAGCACATACCTTCAAGCCGCTGTACGGTGGAGTGCTTGGGACTAATCGTGAGATGGCTTACTACTCTGCCTTCCGCAATAAGTACCAAGGAGTAACGGAGTGGCATGACAAGCTGCAGGATGAAGCAGTGACCAGTAAGAGAGTTGTTCTTCCATCTGGTAGAGAGTACGCTTTTCCCTATGCAAAGTACACAAGATATGGTACAACCGTAGGAGCAACGTCTATAAAGAATTACCCGGTGCAGGGGTTTGCCACAGCAGACCTGTTACCATTAGCACTCATCAGGCTTCACAAGTCTTTGAGGGCAATGATAAGACCTGTTCCCCAGAGTAAAATAATTAACACAGTTCACGATTCGATAATCATGGATGTTCACCCCGACGAGAAAGATTGGATGATTGAACTATTGAGAAGGAGTATGTTGTGTATACCTGAAGAGTGTGGTACAGAGTTTGGTATTGACTTTGATATGCCTATTGAGATAGAACTCAAGATAGGAACAGATTGGCTTAACCTAGAGGAGATAGCCGCATGAGCGATATAGTTACTATGGACGACCTGAACGAAGAGAACATGGCTAAGATCGCAGCCATGATTGGTCAGACGGATAGCCGCCCTGCAACACAGCAGGGACTACCCCGACTAGCCATTGAACAGCAGAGCGAGAACGATGACGGTGAGCCGCTACCAAAGGGCAGCTTCCGTGTTCGCTTGGATAACAACACTGTATACTCTAAAGAGATTAGTGTGCGGATGTTTGTACGTTATTACTCGTATGACCTGTGGAACCAACAGTCCCCTGAAGACTCTATCAGGACTGTTCTTGCACCATCGTTGAGTGATGACTTTCCTGATACAAGCGGCGGTATGAAGTGTGGTAAGTTGAGTAAGCAAGAGGTTGAAGGTCTTTCAACTAACTCGCTTGAACACGCGAAGCAGAAGAGCATTAAGTGTACACAGGTTGTGTACGGTGTAATCGCTGGTGCTAAAGAAGCTACAGACAACGCTGGTGATAAGGTTGACCTAAAAGGTACTCCCTTCATCTGGTCAGCCCGTGGCTCTGCATTCATGCCGGTGGCTAACTACATTCGGGAAGTACCTTCAAACAAGATAATCTTCGGTCAGAAGGTAAACATTTCTACCAAGCGTCAGAAGAATGGTGGCATTGTATACTACGTTCCTGCGTTTGATAAACCACAGCCTGTAAAGATTGTGGATGAAGATGTAGAAACTCTCAACACCTTTATGAAAGACATTGAGAGGTGGAACGAACGTGTACTCAAGCAGTACAATGAGCGCAAGGAAAACGTGCTTGCTATGGATGATCTTGATGTAGCAAAAGCGTTGGAAAATGCAGAGGCCATCTAATGACCTCTATGCTGTTACATAAAGTACAGCATTTCCTAGAGAAAGCGTCGAGGGGTGAAGGCGAAGGTCTTCCCCCTCACCTTATCAATGAGTTTAAGGAGATGTGTGGCTCCGCCATTGAACGTCAGTTCAGTGAAAAGCGTGGTTCAAAGGTGCGTATGTCTGGTGTGGGTAAGCCCCTGTGCCAGCAGAAGTTATCCGCAAGAGATGACATAGAAGAAGATGTAGACTACACTATGGTTATGAAGTTTCTGTTTGGAGACATTATAGAAGCCATAGCAGTTACAGTTATGAAGGCTGCAGGAGTAAACATACAAAGCGAACAAGAGGGTGTTAGCCTAGAGATAGGAGGCACTACTCTTAACGGCACGTATGATGTAAAGATAGATGATAAGATATATGACATAAAGAGTGCTGCACCCGGAGCGTTCTCTATGAAGTTTGCGGCTAATCGTGGGTACAACAACATCAAGAAGGACGATGTGTTTGGCTACGTGCCACAGGGCTACCTGTACGCAGAAGCTGCTAACTCTACCTTCGGCGGCTGGATAGCTATCAACAAGGCTACAGGTGAGTGGGCCGTGTGCGAGACGCCTCTGGTACATGACGAAGACAGACAGGCCGCACTACAATTAGCCGATAAAAACATACGCAGTGTTCTTGGCAAGGATAAGTTTGAGCGTTCGTTTGCTGATGAACCTGAGACATACAAAGATAAAGAGACAGGAACCCTGAAGAGAACAGGTAACAGGCTAATGAATAGAACCTGTTCCTACTGTGGCTTTAAGATGCACTGCTGGCCTGATGCAGCTTACAAGCAGAAAGTAACTTCTACAGCAAATACCAAGCCCCGAGTGTGGTACACAAAGCATGTAAAGGATGAAATCTGATGCCTCTTTACATTACT